ATACGAGACAGACACCAACCAGTTCAAAATTGGTGATGGCGTTAATGCATGGTCAGATCTCTCCTACTTTAAGAACTTAGAAGACTTGGGCGGTACTCTTGATGATTACGTCCCACTAACACAAAAGGGTGCAACAAATGGCGTAGCCCCACTTGATGGATCAGGAAAGATTCCACTAGGATATCTTACCAACCTAATTAATAATGCTCCAGAAGCACTTGATACACTCAAGGAACTTGCAGATGCAGTTACTTATGTATCAACACAAGTACAGGCTCATAATGGAGATACAACAGACGTGCATGGTATTGCAGACACTGGAGCACTTGCTACAACAGCAGGAGTTAATACATTAATTGCAACTCACTCAGCAGATACAACAGATGTTCATGGAATTGCAAACACAGCAGTTTTAGAAACAACATCTGGAGCACAGGCTAAGGCAGATGCAGCAGCACTTGCTGAAGTTAATACTCACAATGCAGATACAACTGCAGTACATGGAATTGCAGATACCTCACTTCTTGCTACAAAGGCTTATGCTGATGCAGTAGGAACAACTGAGGCTTCAAGCCGTGGAACAGCAATTTCAACACATAATTCAGCAACAACAAATGTACACGGAATCTCTGATACATCTGCTCTTGCTACAAAGACTTATGCTGATAATGCCGTGTCAACACACGAAGCAGATACTACAAATGTACACGGAATTGCTGATACTTCAGCACTTGCAACTAAGTCATACGTAGATACAGCAGACGCTCTTAAGGCAGCACTTGCATCACCAGCATTTACTGGTACACCAACTGCTCCAACAGCAGCAGCAGGAACAAATACTACACAGGTAGCAACAACAGCGTTCGTAGGAACAGCAGTTTCAGCACTTGTAGCATCTGCTCCAGCAGCACTTGATACACTTAATGAGTTGGCTGCAGCGCTTGGTAGCGATGCAAACTTCTCAACAACAATGACAAATGCTCTTGCTCTAAAGGCAAGCAAGGCTGAACTTGCAGCAGCAACTGTTGCTTCATTTAATAATAAGACAACTTCTTACACACCAGTTCTTTCAGATGAAGGAAATGTAATTGAAATGGATTCTGCTTCAGCAAACTCTGTTACAATTCCACCAAACTCATCAGTGGCTTTCACAATTGGCTCATCTATCGATGTATTCCAAAAGGGTACAGGACAGACAACAATCGTTGCAGGCGCAGGAGTTACTATTCTTAACACACCAGGACTCAAGTTCCGTGATCGTTACTCAATGGCAACATTGGTCAAGCGTGATACAAATACTTGGATTGTTTCTGGCGACTTGACAGCGTAATACAAATTTTATAGGAAAAAAGGGAGAAACACATGGCAATTCGTAAAGGTGGTAAAGCAGGCAAATCTGCTAAATCTGCAGTAAGTTTTTGGGGTGTAGCCCCAGGTCAGCCTTACATCGTAAGCGTTGTGCCAGGTTTTGGTGGAGCATACTTCTCATCAACAGCCGTAATCACATTCAATAAGAACATTATGGGTGCGATTCCTTCTTCTTATACAATCTTCGCTAACTCAGTATATGGAACAAAGACGTTTACAGCAACATCTTCACCATTTACAGTTACAGGTCTTAGAGCGGGAACAGCATATGCTTTTACAATTCTTGCTAATGCCCCAATTGGACAGGCAGCAACAGAGACAACATCTGTATCGTCTTCACAGACTAACGCAGATGTAAAGTCTGTTCCTGATGCTCCAACAGGTGTTACAGCATCTTCACCATCTGGTGCAACTTATGACACAGTATCATGGCTTGCTCCAGCAGATAACGGTGGAGAAGCAATTACTAACTATCAGATTGAGTCATCAGATGGCAAGTCTGCAACAGTTAATGCTTTAACAACAAACATTGCACAAGAAGCAGGAACAGCACAGACATATCGTGTTAGAGCATACAATGCCCAAGGTTGGTCAGAATGGTCTGCATGGTCAGCATCTGTCACAACATTCTCATTTGTACCGTTCTCAGTATTCGGATTTTCACCATTTGGAGTATTTGGATTCTCACCATTCGGCGTATTCGGCTTCTCACCATTCGGATTCTCTCCGTTCGGTGTATTCGGATTCTCTCCGTTCGGTGTGTTCGGATTCTCACCATTTGGGTTCTCCCCATTTGGAGTATTTGGATTCTCACCATTCGGCGTATTCGGTTTCTCTCCAGGAAGAGGCTGTATTGCACCTGATACCCTAGTTTCAGTTGTTGGTCCAGATGATACATATATTCAAATTCCTGCAAAGGATGTTGTAACTGGACAAGAAGTTTGGGCACACTCATTTGATGCAATGGACGATGAAAGTGATGTAGATCCATTTACAATGGCACTACCAGAACTACGTAATCAGTCAATTGTTAAAACATCAGTTGCATCAGTAGTTGAAAAAGAGATGCCAGCAACAATGACAATCAATGGAGATTCAACTAAGAAGTATTCTACAGTACAAGGAATTCTCTATAAGAGAAATGGTATTTATGGATACATTAGCACTGGTCTTCTAGAGGTCGGAGATGTTGTTATGGAATACGACTATAACCTTCACGCATTTAATGAGGTTCCAGTGACATCGATTGAAATTGATGAAACTCCATCAACAGTTTATAAGTTTGACATGGAACCAGTAGATACTTTTATTGCTGGAAATATGTTAGTACACAATTTAAAGACATGATGTAAATGCTTTATCACCATCATGTGCCAAGGACTTCAGGCCTATTCATTAGATCTGGGGTCCATTTGGCTTTTCAAACTAATAAATTAAAGTCAGCAATTGTATATCATGATAGATCAATAAGTCAGAATATTTTTAAAGATGCTGAGTTTATTTCTGGTCATTTAGGAAATTACCCTAATCTATTTATTAAAGACTTAAAATCTTTTACTATTCTTAGAGATCCAGTTGAGAGGTTTATTAGTTGGTTCTTTTTCATGTATGAAAACTCCAGAAGTTTTGAGGAACTTGAAAAGATATTTGATCAATGGCTTTATAATCCAGAGATATATCCATACCTTTCTGATATGCAAACAAAATTTTTGACGGGAACTGTAGATGAAACAGGATTTAACAGTACTAAAAGCATAATGGATAAGACCATGAATGAATGGTTTCTTAAAGATTATTCATTTGATGAGTCAGTTATGCGGGCAAAGGTTGACTCTATTAGTTGCTACACAGTAGAGACTAGAGGCATATTATTGGATGACATAATTAGATATATGGGTAAGACATATGGTTTTGTCCCAAACTTTCAACATAGAAATATGATGTTTAACTCAAGTACATCTAAAAGATTTAATATAACTGATAAAATGATTAATAGGATTAAACAACTAAATCAGCACGATATACTTTTATATGAGATGGCAAAAAGATCCAATCCAAAGCCACTTTAGCCAATATGGTATACTAGTATAAATAGCAAAGGGAGTAATAATGAACAACTATCCAATGGATATTCAGAGTGTGAGCAAGTCCACTCAGCCACATAAGTTTTTTGAAAGATACCTTGATAACAATCTATCGGTCCTAGCATCAGAACTACAGGACAGATACGAAAAGATTGAAAAGGCAAAAGTTGTAGGTGTAACTCCAGTAGGGGCTAACGAAGCATGGAAGCAATCTAACAGTGTATCAACAATGAAGTGGAGACAGTATAATGTTTTTCAATTCCACTCGACTGGTATTTATAATTTATATAAGGCTGTTAAAGACATGACTGTTGAGGCTTGTGATTACTATGGAGTTGACTTTGAAAAAGAAAAGTTTATGCTTCAGGGTTGGTTTAATATTACTCATGCTGGTAAGGGCAAACTTGATTGGCATGATCATGGTCCAACTGGTGCTCCAAACTTCCACGGCTACTATTCTGTAAGTGCAGAACCTTCAATTACATACTATAAGGTTTTTGATAAAGAGATTGAGAACCATAATAAAAATGATCGTGCAATCCTTTCTGAAATGGGGCACCCACATGCCATGGCAGATTGGGATTGGGAAGGTCCAAGAATTACGGTAGCATACGACATCATCCCTCTTAGAGATATTCAAAAGTTCGGAATGGATCAAGAGCAACATTGGATTCCTTTAGCATGATAGCAATGGCAAAACCAAACCATAAGTTTTTTGAAAGATATCTAAGCCTAGATCTTCCAAAATTTGAGACCTCTCTTTTAGGTCTTAAGGAAAGGCTTTCTTCTGAAAATGTTCCAGGGGTAAAAAATAATGACTATGAATCAGTAGATAAAGCATCATTTACTACTCAATTAGGAGAGAAGTATAATATTTTCCAGTTTCATGATGAGAATATTCGAGCACTTTATTCTTCAATTAGCGACATGGTTTTAGAAGCATGTGAGTACTATGGTATTGATGCTAAAAGTCAAAACTATATGATTCAGGGATGGTTTAATGCTGACAAGAATAGCAAGCCAGAGCCACTACCAAACACATATCTTCATGACCATTTAAATGGGCAAGGGGCTCCAGATTTTCATGGATATTACTGTGTTAACGCAGAGCCCTCATATACAAAGTATATGATTTCAGGAGAAACAGAGTTTTTAAATGTTAATGTTAATAACCGTGCAATCCTTTCTGAAACTGGACATGCTCATGGTATTAGCAACTGGCCTTTTGAAAAAGATAGAATTACAATTGCTTACGATGTATCTCCATTGCAAAATATGAAAGGCTCACCAGAACAGCATTGGGTCCCAATCCTATGATTAAAAACTTTATTCGTTACCTATTGGGATACAGATCAGTAGTACAGAAATGTCCTGTAACTGGAATAGAACAAACTATAACGTTTAATAAACTTACTAAAAAAACAAAAGATGCACACAGAGGTATGAGTTTTAACTAACTCTCAATAACACCTTTAGGTAGAGTTTTGTTTTTTTGAAAACTCTGCTATACTTAACACTTAATCCGTTTTTGAAAGGACGATAATACATGTCAGATTTCTTTAGTTTTAGGCTTCCAGAAGACTTTGTTGAAAAGTATAGGAATGTTGAAAGCCCATTTGGCTTTAAAGATGCAGCAGAGAATTCACTTGGAGAAATCACCTTCATTAGAACATACTCCAGAATGAAAGAGGATGGAACTAAAGAGCGATGGCACGAAGTTTGTCGTCGAGTAATTGAAGGAATGTATTCAGTTCAAAAGAACCACGCTAAAGAGAATCGCTTACCTTGGAATGACTACAAGGCTCAGAAGTCAGCACAAGAGGCTTTTGATAGAATGTTTAATTTAAAGTGGACTCCACCAGGGCGTGGCATGTGGGCTTTTGGTACTCCAATGGTTATGGAAAAGAAGAACTCTGCAGCACTTCAAAACTGTGCAATGGTGTCTACAAAAGACCTTGATAAAAATGATCCAGGAGCCTTATTTGCTTGGGTTATGGATGCCCTTATGCTTGGTATCGGTGTAGGGTTTGATACAGTTGGACAGGATAAGAATTTCTTAATCTATGCCCCAACAGAACCTGAACAGGTATTTGAAATTCCAGACACTCGTGAAGGCTGGGTCGAATCTGTTAGACTTTTAATTAACTCCTATTTAAGAGCAAATCAAAGCATTCAGAAATTTAATTACGATCTTATCAGACCCCTTGGTTCGGCCATTAAGGGCTTTGGCGGAGTAGCATCAGGTCCAGCACCTCTTATTAAGTTGCATGACCAGATAGACAGTGTAATAGGCTCTAGAGCAGGGGAAACACTAGATTCTCGTGCCATTGTAGACCTAGTAAACCTCATTGGTACTTGTGTTGTATCAGGAAATGTTCGTAGATCTGCAACCCTTGCTTTGGGGAGTGCGGGGGACGAAACATTCATGAACCTAAAGAATTCAGAAGTGTTCCCAGAGCGTAACTCATTTGATTCAGATAATCCAGGATGGGCTTGGATGTCTAATAACTCTATCTCAGCAGAGGTAGGAACAAAGTATGAAGACTATGTAGATTTAATTACAGAAAACGGAGAACCAGGGTTTATCTGGCTTGACGTTGCTCGTAATTATGGCAGACTAAAGGATGCGCCAGATGGAAAAGACTATCGTGTGATGGGCTTTAATCCATGTGCGGAGCAGCCATTGGAATCTTATGAATTATGTACGCTTGTAGAAGTGCACTTAAACCGTCATGAATCCAAGGAGGACTTCCTGCGTACCCTGAAGTTTGCATACCTATATGGAAAGACTGTAACCCTTGTTCCAACACATTGGCAACAAACAAATGGAATTATGCAACGTAATCGTCGCATTGGAACATCTCTTACTGGCATTGCATCTTTTGCAGATTTAAAGGGCTTGCCAACAGTTCGTGAGTGGATGGATGAAGGATACAATAAGATTCGTCATTACGATAATCAGTATTCTGAATGGTTGTGTGTTCGTGAATCAATTCGTGTAACAACTGTTAAGCCATCAGGATCTGTTTCAATTCTTTCTGGTGCAACTCCTGGAGTTCACTGGGGTCCTGGAGGAAACTTCTTCCTTCGTGCAATTCGTTTTGGAAATACCGATCCAATGGTTCATTTATTCAAGGCAGCAGGATATAAAATTGAGGATGATGTTGTTTCAGCAAATACTTCAGTAGTATATTTTCCAATTAAATCAGGTCATCCAAGATCTGAAAAAGATGTTACACTATTTGAAAAGATCGCACTTGCTGCAACTGCTCAGAAGTATTGGTCTGACAATGGTGTTTCTGTAACACTTTCATTTGATAAGGAAACAGAATCAAAGCATGTTGTTCCAGCACTGCATATGTACGAGGGGCAACTGAAGGCAGTCTCATTCCTTCCAATGGGAAATCATACATACCCACAACAGCCATATACTCAGATCTCTGAAGAGGAGTATAATGGTTATGTAGGTAAGTTAAAGCATATTGACTTTGGAGCAATTTACGATGGAGTAGATAATCTAGAAGCAATGGGCGAGGCATACTGTACAACAGACTACTGCGAAATAAAGGTGAAATAATGGAGGACTACGTGTCACAGATACATCACATTAAAGGTTTTATGAATCCTGATGATGCTTTTAAAATTTATAATCATGCAAAAAAGTTTGATAGTGGATTTCAAATGCATGGAAATAATGAAAAAGAGTTTAAAGTTTACACATATCATGAGATTGAAGATAATGATCCCTCCATCTTGTCGTTAATGCAAGACTATGCTTTGAAGGTTTATAATAACGTATTAGAAACATATGGAGAGGCCTTTGAGCCTTTTAATCCTCACAAGACTCATATTGCAAAGTTTGAAGAGGGTCATGGAATGCATGAGCATTTTGATTCTTCAAGGCCAAATGATATTGCAACTTTGGTATATCTTAATGATGACTATCTTGGTGGAGAGATTTATTTCCCTGACTACGATATTTCAATTAAGCCAGAACCAGGAGACCTTTTGTGTTTTCCAGATCAGCCTAGATATGTTCACGGCGTAAAGGAAATTACTCAGGGAACAAGGTACACAACTCCACGCTGGTTTACTCGCATTGTGTGATAAAATAGACTAGGAGAACCTATGTCTAACCCATCAAATATATATGCAGAAAAGATTTATTCTGAGCAACCAACAGCAATGTGGTCTCTTGATGATACAGCAGACTACATTTCTTTTGTTAGTTCAGAATTAAAAAGATCAGTATATCTTTGGGATATTGAAAACGGATCTGGAACAATTGGAACATCTGAAAACGAACCATTCCCAGATAGTGTCGTTTCTAGTTTAAATGGTGAAATAAATAAGACATATGTTAAAGCGATAAGCCCAGACTTTGGCAAGTTTACAGACTTTGATCAAAATTTAAAGGTATTTTCTATTGGAGGATATGTCTACTCTCCAAGCACATATTTAAGTAGTGTTGAAATTGGGTATGAGTACTACGATTCAACATCGGCAACAACTGAGACTGTTTCTAAAGTCTTCAATATAAACATAGGTAAAAAATGGCTTAATGTTTCTGACACATTTATAATTCCAAGACAGGATGTTTATTTTAGACCATTTTTAAAGATATCTTACATCCCTGGAGGAGTTTTAGATGACTACAAGTTTTTAGTTAATGGTATAATTGTTGGTCAATGGAATGAGGAATTTAGCGCAAAGTCTTTGGGTGTTAACAAAGTTCAAGTTCCTTCAAGTGTTAGATCCTTAGCAGGACATGATGCCATTCCAGCACCATCATATGGGTTGCAAAATTCTCCAGGGTATTATCTTGTAAATAATAATAGATTGCTTGCACAGAACTCTGGAATTCCACTAGTATTTGGATCATCAAATGTAACGCATATAATTCCAAATAGTGATGGCAAGCCATCTTTTATATTTCCAGGATATGGATTTTTAAATGAGTCTGGAAAATATGAAGAAAAAACTTTAGAGTTTTGGCTAAGAATTTTTGCTGATTGCTCAACCCCAAAAAGAATTGTTGGTCCAGTAGCATCGGAGGATGGTCTGTATGCATATAAAAATAATTTAATTTTAAAAGTTGGGGAATATACTAAGTCATATGGAATAGATGAGTGGTATAGGCCAATGCTTATTGACTTGAGAGTGGGGATAAATAATACAAGTTTGTTAATTAACGGAGATGAAGTTATTTCAATTTCTATTGATATCGATAATATTACTTTCCCAGACAAAATCACAAAAATAGGAAATACTTACTTCAATAATGACTGGATTGGTTTTTATTCATACGAAGAAATTACTCAGTTTGATATTGATGCAATTGCTATATACCCATACAAGGTTCCATCCTTGGTTGCAAAAAGAAGGTTTGTATACGGTCAGGGAGTTGAATACCCAGAAATCCTTAACTCTTCATACGGTGGTACGTCTACTGTAATTGATTATCCATTTTCTAAATATACTAATAACTATTCTTATCCAGATCAAGGATCTTGGGCAAGTGGATATTTTACAAACCTAGCAGTAACAAATAATACTTTGTCAACTCCAAATTATAAATTACCTGATTTTATTTTTTCTAACAAAAGTTATGATGATTTCTATTTTGATAATTCTACAATTCAGAATGATAGCGATGGAACGTTTTTAACACTAAGACCTTTGTCGAGTTGGTCATCTACAAATGGCTATATTCATTTTGATAAATTAAATATTTTAACAGACAAGACAGAAGCGGTCTATGGGGTATTTAAGATTTCAGAACATAAAGACTATGCTCAAGTTTTGTTTAGAATTGAAGACTCTTCTAGTGGAAACTATTTTTCTTTAGAGTTGATAGGTCAAGATTTAAAGTATAAGGTTAAAAATGGAGAAAGTATCTCAGTAGTATACTCTGCAGAAGGTGTTCTTACAGGATCTCCCTTTATTGCTGGAATAAGTATTGATAAATTTGTAGATGCTTTTGGAGTTAATGCTGCTTCAGTTTTTGGAAATAGGGCCTCTCTTTCAGTTTATGTTGCTGGAACAAAAGAATTTTCAAATACTTTTAGTGGAAAAATATTTGGAATACATTTTGCAAATAAAGATATGTTAGATTTAGTATCTTATGGCTTTTCAGATAAAGGCGTCCCTTTAGATTATGAAAATGTATTTAATGATTATTCCAATGGCACAGAGGTAGGAGAGTTTGACTATGACGCTCAATTTTATAATACAAGTTTTTGGTCAAATTTGATAGATGGGGGAAATGTATCTTCCTACGTATCTTTAAAGATCGGATCATCAATAAGTTCATACTCCTTGCTTCCTCAATACTTTATGGGTAAATTTAAAATTGATATTGGTTGTCGTGGATACTGGAAAACAACCTTGCCACTAACCTACTTTGGTAAGTACGTAAATGATTCATCTGGAGATTCATATTACGATCTTGATTTTTTGCAGTTTAATGTTTCTGTCCCATCTCCAAGTAAGTTTGTTACAGTTGAAAGTACGGGATCTTGGAAATATGAGGATTTAAAGCAGGCATACAGTAATGAAGAGTTTAATACTTATGCATACTTAAATAATCAACTTTATACCAACTATAATGATTATCTAGATTTAAAAAACAGGTCTGAAAAGACATATTCTTATGATACATCAGAGAATCCGATAAGGACTAGAGTTACTTTTGAATATACAGAGGCTTCTGGGCAAACTCCAGACTCAGCGTATATTCGTCAAATAGCGCCAGACAAGACTGGGGTAGTAAAAGTAGGTCCAGAATGGCTAAATACAGTTTATGAAGTTGTTGATGGAATGATTATCTATCCACCTTCAAATGTAAACTTTGAAGATATATCTATTTCTGTTTCAGTTGATATGTCAACAAGTTCAATTTTATCTTTGCCAATGTCAATAAAGCAGTTGCAGTTATCATCTCAGTCATTTAGTGAAGATGGCTTCAATCCTATTGGAACAAGGTTTGGAACAGATATTTATCCATATACAAAATCTGGACTTTATTATGATTATAAAACTGCAAATCCATATAGTATTTATAAGAAAAGTACTCCATACCTATATCTAACAAGAGATAGTGGAATTTCTATCAAGGGTGATTTTAAAGATGGTTCTGATAGAGGTATCGCAATTCCTATTAATTCATCTAAATCATCTTCATATAATTTAATGGCAGCACAATTCTCATTAAGATATGACTATGAGTTTTTCCCATTCTCTCCAATTAAAATTTTAAGTTTTGACAATGGGACTAGATTTATAGATATCTTTCTTGTTGCAAACACAACAGATGGAAAACGTGCAAAACTTTATGCCGTAAATGCTGCAACAGGAATTGTAGAAAGTGGTATTGCTTTTTATGTTAATGGAATTGTTAGCCGTGAGCCAGTCATTCAGGCTGGGCACTGGGATATGCTGGGTATCTATTTTTCAGATCTTCTAAACCTGAAAGGTATTAATGGAAAAATGTCGGTCTCAGGACCAGTAACAATTAACAATATATCTTTGTATGATGCAAGCAGGCTTTCAGAAGTCAGAGATTTACAGACTAGGCCTTGGTTTAGGGTTAAAGTTACAAATGACCCAGAGGATCTTTATGAGTGGACCTTCTGGGATCTAGACTTCAACTGGGATGAGGTCTTGGTTGTTGCAACAACAAGCCTTTATGGGGTAGATCCAGAAACACTATATAAAACATTCATAGGTACAAATAGATTTATTATTGATGACTCTTTGCCATTAATAGTTGGAAAGTATCAATATTCTGTAAATTCGGATGTTAGATGGCAACAGGGAGTACAGACTTCTACGTAGTATGGTATACTAATGGTTATGGATTCATTAATTAACCCTGAAACTGGCGAGCCAATAGTCAAAAATGTAAGACGACAAGTCATTGATAAGATGTATGACTGGGGTCTATACGTATATAAGAAGTCTGATGGTAAATGGTTTACAGACGGAACTGGTTCTGTACTAAATATTCCAGCAATGAAAAACGATATAGGTAGAATATCTGAACTTAAAAAAGCAGCAATGCATTATGGAGATGATGGTCAAGGTACAGCAGTCTTTGTTCCAGGCCTAACAAGAGTTTCAGAAGAAGAGTATTCAGAACAAGTAGATCGTTTCAAGTCTGGACTTATTCCATCAATGAATGACCTTGGAGCAGTTCAAGCAGCAAAAGACACAATTGCTCTTTATGGAGATGAGGAATAATGGATAACGATGATATTCTAGTTGGTGCAAGAATTGATCAAATTCAAGATGAACGAAATGCCTTTGCTGCAAGCGACCCATTTAATAAATCCTGGGACGATCTTAAAAATTTGTCGGGGCTATCAAATAATTTTAAACGAAGAGCAGCAAGACTATCTAAGACAGAAGTAACAGACTCATACCTAGAGGCTTCAGGATCTGGAAAAGTCGGTATTAATGGAGCAAAGTCAAAAGAGATAAATCCTGGATCAGTATTTAGAAATGCATATGGTCTTTTTGATGTAATTACTCCGCCGTGGAATGTCTATGAGTTGGCAAACTATTACGATACATCTTTTGCAAACCATGCAGCGATTGATGCAAAGGTTGAAAATATTGTAGGGCTTGGGTATGATTTTGAGGTTTCTCCAAGAACAATGTTAAAACTTGAAGCATCAACTGATAGTGCTGCAACTGATCGTGCAAGAAAAAGAATTGAACGAGCAAAGATTGAAATGAGAGATTGGCTAGAATCTCTTAATGATGATGACTCATTGACAAGCACTATGGAAAAGGTTTATACAGATGTCCAGGCAATTGGTAATGGGTATCTTGAAATTGGAAGAACTACACGTGGAGAAATTGGCTATGTTGGTCATATTCCAGCAACTACAATTAGAGTAAGAAGATTAAAAGATGGCTATATACAAATCATTGGAAATAAAACTGTTTACTTTAGAAACTTTGGTGCATCAAATCAGAACATGGTGACTGATGATCCAAGACCAAATGAGATTATACATTTCAAGCAGTACTCTCCACTCAATACGTTTTACGGCGTTCCAGATATCATGTCAGCCATATCCTCACTTATTGGTGATCAGTTAGCATCACAGTACAACATAGATTATTTTTCAAATAAGGCTGTTCCTAGATATGTTGTAACTCTAAAGGGTGCAAAGTTATCTGCAGATGCAGAAGACAAAATGTTTAGATTCTTGCAGACAGGTCTTAAGGGGCAGTCTCACAGAACTCTCTACATCCCACTTCCTCCAGATTCTGATACAAATAAAGTTGAGTTTAAGATGGAGCCTATTGAGGCTGGAATTCAGGAAGGGTCATTTAAAGAATATCGCAAGCAAAACCGTGATGATATTCTTGTTGCTCACCAAGTTCCACTATCGAAGTTGGGCGGATCTGATTCATCAGCCATTGCTGCTGCATTAGCACAAGATAGAACATTTAAAGAGCAGGTTGCAAGGCCAGCGCAGGCACAACTTGAAAAGATGATCAATAAGGTTATTAAGGAAAAAACAGATATTCTTGAGTTTAAGTTTAATGAGTTGACCCTTACTGATGAGATTACTCAGTCTCAAATTCTTGAGAGATATGTCAAAAACCAAGTGATGACACCAAATGAAGCACGTTCTATTTTGGGTATGCCACAAAGAGAAGGTGGAGATGAGCCACTAGATCTGAAGCCACAGCAGGCAGCAGATGCCACTGCTAATAGGGCTAGGGATGGCGAAAGAGTAAATAATAATTCTGACAGTACTACTACAGTCGCTGGCCGAAATCCTAAAGGACAAGGAAGAAAGTCAGACGATTTGTTTGGCCTGTCTGAATTGTCCGAATAATGAGATATGTATAAAAGGGGTTTATAATATAATGGTGAACAATCTATCTAAAGCCCATTGGAATTCAGATGGGGAAAATCTGCGTCTCTCGATGCCATTCTCAAAAGTTGATGAGAATAGAAGAACCGTTTCTGGTTTTGCATCACTTGACAACATTGATAAGCAAGATGACATTGTAACTGCAGAAGCATCAATGGAAGCCTTTGCTAAGTTTCGTGGGAACATTAGAGAAATGCATCAGCCATTAGCAGTAGGCAAAATGATTTCATTTAAAGCAGACAAGTATTTTGATCCAGAGACAAAAAAGTTTTATAACGGAGTTTATGTATCTGCATACGTTTCAAAGGGTGCACAGGATACTTGGGAAAAAGTGCTTGATGGAACGCTTCAGGGTTTTTCTATTGGCGGAAGAATGAACAAGTGGGATGATGGCTATGACGAAAAGTCAGATAAAGCAATTAGAATTATTAAGCAGTATGATTTGGTAGAGTTGAGTCTTGTTGATTCCCCAGCAAATCAGTTTGCAAATATTATGTCTGTAGAAAAGGTTGACGGTATGAATATTATTAAAGCAGATGAAACAGTATTAGAAAATGTTTTTTATGATAAAGAGTCTGGCATCGTTATGGTTTCTGAAAATGAAAATGAATTAAGCCCAACAACAGGAAACCAAATGGAAAACATAGGATTCGTTGAAAAAACGGATAACGAAAAGGTAACAATGATAAAATTCTTAGTTGATAGTGCTAAAGGCATTAATACTTCTAAGATTAACAAGGAGGAAAACCTTATGGCAAAAGCAACAAAAAATACAACTGAAGAGATTGTTTCAAAATCAGAAGTTGTCGTTGAAAACACAGAGGTCGCTCCAGAGGCAGATGCTAATATCCAAGAAGTCACTAAGGCTTCAAATTGTCCAGATTGCGGAAAGGCTATGGACGCATGTGAATGCGCTCCAAAGGCTGATGCAACTGAGGAAGATTCAACAGAAAAGGCTGCAAAGCCATCTGATGAAGAAACTCCTGCAGAGAATGCTGGCGAAAAGCCAGGGGACGAAGAAGCAGAAGACAAGAAGCCAATGGCTCCTAAGTCAGATGACGTAGTTGCAGAAGCAGTTACAGAAATTAATGATGGTCTTGAAAAAGCCTTTAGCGATCTAGTAGAAATAGTTAAGTCATTGCAATCAGAAGTAGAACTTTTAAAGTCTACTAAGGTTGACATTGAAGTAGCACAGAGTTCATTTGAAGCAGTTGCAAAAGATCTTGCATCAGCAACAAATGTATTTAATGAATTTGGTAAGCGTGTAGAACTTGTAGAGCAAGATACTGCTTTCCGAAAGTCTGGCGATCTCGGAGAGATTGTACAGGATCAGCCTGAAATGGTTGAAAAATCCCTATGGGGCGGGAGT